GGCGACAGGTCGCGGTGGCCGACGATGCGCACGTCGGGGATGTTGGTCTGCAAGCCCTGCACGAGCTTCTTGAGGCTCTCCCACTGCGCGCGGCTGTACTTGTCGGTACCGAACAGGCAGATGCCGATGGACTGAGCGTTGTGCCCTTGCGCGTGCGCGCCGATCTCGTTCAGACCCCGGCCGATGACGACGGGGCCGGTGGTGTAGATCACGTAGTGGTAGCCGATGTGCTTGAGCTGTGGCTGATTGGCACCGATGAGGCGCGGGTTGCGCATGAACGGCGGCTTGCGCGCGCCGTGCATGCGGTCGATGTCCCCCACAGTCTGCCAGCGGCCGTTCGGCGTCGCCGAGCAGTGGATGACGATGAGGTCGATGGTGCGGAGGATGTCCATGCGCACATGCTATGTGTGCGCGTGAGACTGGCTTAGCTGAAGCGTTTCAGATTAGAGCAGCGAGATTTGCGGGGACGCGGGCAGGTCTTCGTCGGCGAGTATATACCAAACCGAGCGCATGGTAAGTCCGTAGTCGAGCGCGAGCTGCTCGACGGTCGCGCCGCTATGGTGCCGCGCGCGGATCTCGGCGTTGCGCGCGAGACGCAGCGCCTCGTGACAGCGCGGGACCTCGATGGCGTCGGTCTGGTAGTGCTCCCACAGCATCGTGGCGGCGCGCAGGCCGATCACTTTCACGATGCGATGATCTGCGTTTAGCTCGGCCGGCACGTACAGCACAATGCCGCCGAAGTGCTCCACGAGCTTGAGCGTGGCCGGCACGCCGATGATGTCGATCACATCGTGCAGCGAGGCGGGTAGATAGTCGGTGGCGTAGGCGGTCATTTGATCCGCTCGCGCATCTTTTGCGCCGCGTCGGCCGCGGCGGCGGCGCGTGCGGCTTTGTCGACGACTTCGGCGGCCTTCTTCGGCGCGCTGCTGCGTGCGCCGTCGCGGTGCTGCAATGCTTCTTCGCGTTTGCGCTCGCCGGCGCCTTCGGCTTTGGCAGCGAGGCCGGCGACGATCTCGAACAAATAGCCATGCGATTTGAGCGGCAGCGTGAGTGTGTCGCGCTTGTCAAGCATCTGCTCGAGGGCGATGCGCCAGGTCTCCAGCGGCGCGGGCCACACGCGGCCGTTGCGGGTGAGCTGCGCGGCGTGGATGGGCTCCTGCAGCTCGCCAAGCAAACGCGCGGCGCGGTCCCAGCTCAACGCGCGATTAAGCGGCCGGAAAAGGCCCATGTAACGCAGCATTAAATCGCCGAGCGGCGCCGGCAGTTTCAGCGCCGCCGCCACGGCCGCGCGCGCGGCATCGTCCGTGAGGGCGGCCTCGATGCTGAAACGTCCGGCGCAGCAGGGGCAGGTGAGATTCATGCGGTAGCGGTCTCTCGGAAGTTATACGACAATTCGGATTCCGGGAAATCCCAAAGCCCCTGCGCCCCTTTCCACGGCACCGGCTGAACGTATCTCCTCACGTTTTGCAACACCCAGCACCAGGTGCCTAATGTGTGCCTATGCCCGTTCACCCAGGGATAGCGCGCATCACACTGTCCTGAACGGATGCGGACAATATGCAAAACGTCCACGAGCTCCGCGACGCCGACCACCGCACCAAACACGAGCGGGTCGCCGCGCTCAGCAAAATCATCCTCTTCGTCCTCGTCGAGCCACGCCCGGCTCTTGCCCGCATGAATCAACAACGGGCCGCGGTAATTCGTCGGCCATTCGCGGTTCTCGACCAGTTTCTCCCCGCGCACGATCAGGGCGGCGTAGGGCTGGCAAATTGTGAGCGCCTTCATGCCTTCACCATTTTCGCCAGTTGTCGTTTCACCGATCGCAGCTCTTTCTCGATGCGGTCCAGCTGCTGCGGGGTGTTGCTGTGCATGCCGTCGTAGACGCGGCAGGCGGATACCGACTCGATGATGCAGGTGTTGGGCACCTGCGCAATCCAGGTGCCGTCCTTCTTGGTGTATAAATCCGAGAACCCGTCTTTCCGCAGCACATAGGTGGCGGTGTTGTACTGCACCGCCTGGCCGTTAGGAAAACGCACGGTCATCATGTCGCACACCCTCTGTTATGAGCAGTTGCCGCTCGGTCACCATGTATCGCTCCGCCTTGCGCTTGCGCGTGAAGTGCCAGCCGCGGCAGCACGGGCAGCGGTACACCCACACGCGCGGGATCGCGCGCGCCTTGCAAAAGTACTGAGCGCCGCCGCGCGCGCCGAACTCGTCCGCGTACCGCCGCTTCTTGCGGCAGTTGGCGATGTTCTTGGTGAGCGGCGGGGCGGTCATTCACTGTCCGCCGCCCAATAGCTCATGTCCTCGTCCGCACAATCCTCGGGGCTGTAGTCTTCGAGCTCCGAAAATTCAAACCCTTGCTCTGGCATCTGTGCGTCAAAGCACTCAACTGCCGCCGCCTTTGCCTGCTCATGCGTTAAGCCAGCGCGCTGTTGATATTGCGCGGCGCATCGTGTGATCCATTCTTCTTTCGTCATCAGTTTCTACCTCTCACAGCAGGTCGCGCAGATCCTGCGCGGCGCTAATCAAACCGGTGTACTCCTCGTGCGCCTCGCTCTCGTAGGCCGGCCACTCTCCATCGACCGTGCTGCAATCCTTCAGTGCGGCGGCCTGCTCTTCTAGTAATTCTGCCGCGCGCGTGATGATGCGCCGGGCGCGGAGAATGAGCGGAAAGGTCAAGTACTCGTTCACTTTGCACCCCCAGCGAGTGCCCAGCATCCCCACATTAAAATGGCCATGTTGGCGGCTATTTCAAAAGGAATGGCGTCCAGATCACGCTCGGTCTTTCGATCCCGCAGAATCACGGCCTTGGCAATTACGTCCAACACGAACATTACGAGCACGGTTATTACAAATGCTTTCACTTCGCACCCCTCCGCTTTTGGTCATAGGTGAGCGCCGCGACGATGCGGCGCAGTTGGTCAGGCTCGCACCACTCGAAGCGCTCGACCGCGAACATGTTGCGGGCGATGCCGTCGGCGTAGATGTCGGGCCGGCCGGCGTCGATGAGCAGCGCGCGGATCTTCGCGACCAGCGCGGCGCGGTCGGCCGGCGGCTTGGGGCGGCGTTTGCTGCCGGCGGCGACGCGGAATCCGCGCGCCTTGAGATGCGCGATTACGGCCTCGCGGCCGGTGGCGTCGAGATCCGCGGAGCTGTGCACGCGCGCCACGGACCACAGCATGGCGCGGTAGGCGTCGTCGTCGAGCTTCAACTGCTTCTTGGCGACGTGGATCATGCCGAGCTCGCGCGCGCGGGTATCGCTACGGGGCATAGCCGATGCTCACCAGCTGGATGTCGGTGTTGTGCTTCTGGAAATGGCGGCGCATCAGAGTGACGGAGGTCCAATAGCTGCGCCGGAACTCGATCACCTGTGCGCGCTTTTTTTCATATGCCACCTTGTCGTCTATCCGTTTCCAGAGTTTCAGATATTTGTGTGACCACACGCGTTTCTTTACCGTCGGGAAGAAGCGCTTGCCTTCTTCGGTGCCCCTCTCGATCAACATCCACTCGCCACGAAAATATCCATCGACGAACACGCAAATGCCTTGCTTACGCGGCGCGATGGCGCCTACCTGTAGATCAACCGCGTAGCCGTCGATGCGCAGCTTGACCCTGCCGAAGGGTGACGCTAATTGCTTTTCGATTTCAGCCCACATGTTCCACCCGGCCGTATGCCGTCGCGAGCTTGCCGGCCTGGATCTTCTCCAGGCGTTTTTTCATGGCACGCACTTCGCGCCAGGCGTCGCGCTGGTTGGTGGTGCCGCCGATTACCTCCTCGTCGCCACATTTCACGCAGTAGCCCCACGTCATACCGAGCGTGCGCAGATGGGCGAACTTGCCGATGAGGGAGTTGGTGACTTGCACGAACATGTCGCTCATGCTGCGGCTTCCTCGTTGGAGGATTCGGCCTCCGCGTCTTTGAGCAGCGCGGCGATGAGCTTGTCCACCTCGCCGTCGACGGGTTTGATCACCACCACGTCCTTATCGCTGGTTACCTCGACGCCGATGCGCTTGAGGTCGGAGGTCTTGAGGTCGCCGAGCGCGTTTTTATCCACCTCCTCGCGCGTGCGGATGAGCAGCACGGCCTGCTCCTCGGGCAGCGCCTTGCGGATGCGGGCGATGACGGCGTCGCTGTCGTCGATCACCAGCCTGCCGCGCTGCTTTACGTAACCGACGCGGATGCCGTGAAAGATGTGGGTCTTGGGTTTGCGAAAGAGGGAGGGGTTGTTCGTGATGACCGTCTCGAGCTTGCGGCGCGCGGTGGCGCTGAGCCCGACGGCCTCACGAATCCCGGGCATGTGCCTGCGCTTGACCGCTTCGATCTCGTCTTGCAGTTGCTGCACGCGCTTGGCGAGCACGTAGTGACACACGCTGTACGAGCCGGTTAGTTCTTCGATGATTTCCAGGTTCATTTTTGCCTCACGTGGGTAGGTGGAGCTGCCCGCGCAGGTCGGGTAGCGAGACGCGTTTCATCGCGGCGATTTGCCGCAGCGTGGTCATGGCGCG